TGGCGGTAAAGTTATCAAGCTTGGGGATGGGGCTGAAAACGTCTGGCGCGCCTTGCGCATTCTCGGTGAATTCACCGCCGCAGAGGCCGCCGTCGCAGCCAGTATCAACGGCGTATCTATCAGCGAGTTTGGCGCCCACGTGTACTTGTCGGGCCTGGCGAAGGCTGGCTACGTGACCCGCAGAGGCGGTACGGCAGGTTTTAAAACCCGCTTCCGCCTGGTCTCGTCGCGCTACACCGGCCCCAAGCACCCCATCTACCAGCGCGACTTCGACCAGGTATATGACCCAAACCTGGACCAGGTGGTTTGGCGTAAGGCTGATCAGCAGGTGACCCAATGAACCAGGTCAACCTTGCTGCCTGGGGCCAAGACATACCGCTGTTCGTGCGCTTGCTTGCCGCCGAAGTTGCCGCCAGCAATAAAACCAAGGCCAGTCAGCGCATCGGCATGAGCCGCACAGCCGTCAGCTTGATCCTGGCCAACCGCTACAGCTCGCCCAGCACCTCTGGCGTCGAGCGTCGGGTAATGGAAACCCTGGGGCGAATTGAATGCATCGCACTGGACGAGACCATCACCACCGACCAGTGCCAAAGCTACCGCGAAAAACCCGCACCGACCCACAACCCGCAGGCGATGCAGCACTGGCGCGCCTGCCAACACTGCCCAATCAACCCCGACTGCTGCAACCAGGAGAACGCTCATGCTCGCCTCCACTAGCCGTAATCCGTTGAAAGTCCTGACTCCGTCGCTGGCCGACCGTCTGCGCATTTTCAACGCCGCCGCCCGCAACTTGCAGGCCCACGGGATTCGCGTGCAGGGCTTTCATCCGGCTGATAACCGATTGGTGATCACGCCGGAAGCCGGTCAGCGGCTGATCAACCTTGGCCACACCGAGGGCTATCAACGCCACGGCACGGCCGGTAGCACCCGTTTCAACGTGCAGTTCCAGGGCGTGACCCTGGAATGGCGCGAACCCATTAGCGCTTCCCGTCCTGCTGACTGGTCGCGACTGACTCTCCACTGAGGAACCTTGCAATGACACAACAACAAACCATTCCCGAAGGCTACCGCGTCGACGCGCAAAAGCGGCTGATCCCGGAAAGTCTGATCAAACCTATAGACCTGGAGCGGGACGCCCTGGTACTTGGCCTGGTTGAAAAAGCCCGCGCTGCCAGCGATGTGCTGGCGAAGTTCAAGGCCTCGGCCTTCGGTGATATCGAAGCCTTTGTCGAACTCAGTGCTGAGCAGTACGGCGCCCAGATCGGTGGCAAGAAGGGAAATGTCAGCCTGATCAGCTTCGATGGGCGTTTCAAGATCATGCGCGCAGTCCAGGAAAGCATCGCTTTCGACGAACGCCTCCAGGCTGCGCGTGCATTGATTGATGAGTGCCTGCGCGACTGGACCGCCGGGGCACGTCCCGAAGTGGTCACGCTGGTAAATGATGCCTTTCGGACTGACCAAAAGGGCGACATCCGCACAGCCCGCGTCCTGGCGTTGCGCCGTATGGAAATCACCGATGAACGCTGGCAGCGCGCCATGCAGGCCATTGGCGACGCCTGCCAGGTGATCGGCTCCAAGTCCTACATCCGCGTGTATCAGCGGGTTGGTGATACCGACCAATACGAACCCATCAGCCTCGACATTGCAGGTGTGTGAAATGAAAAAAACCATCACTGCGTATTGCTTCTCTTCCGGCCATATCGACTTCGGTGTGGCCCTTCCCGAGGGCGCCATTGCGCTTGCTGTCGGCGAAGAAAAAACAGTTCGCGACGTTGTCTGCGTGAACGCTCGCCTGTCCCGCGCTGACAACGAAACGCTGTTTGTTCCTGGTGTGCCCGAGGCAGCGAGCCAGCGCGAAGGCATCACCGCTGTGGCGCACTTCATCCAGCGTCTTGCCTTGAGCAACCAGGCTGGCTTCCGAGCGTTGGGGGCCTGACATGCAGCGCTATCACGACACACACAGCGATCCGCTGCCGATCCACTCGCCGCAACACGACATCGAGCTCGCCAACCTCGAACGCTTGACTGCGGAGTTCCTGATGCGCGGCGGGAAGGTCCAGAAAGTCGGTCACCAGATGAGCAGCGCCCCGGCGACGTTCACCATTAACCCGGAGCGGTCGCCGGTTTATGCCCATCTGTTTGCATCTTCGGCCCCTGTGGCAGTACCAGAGGCCGTAGCGCCTGCCGACGCTGAAGGTTCTCCCCCCGGCACCGACAGGGACGCGGCATTGATCATGGCCGATGCGGCCATGGGCAACTCGCCCAAGTGGATCGCCCGTAAACACCATATGAGTGAAAAGCACGTCCGCCAGGTCGCACGCGACTATCACATCACCTTTCACAAGCAACGCTAGGAGCCCGCATGGCCAAGATAATCATCACCCTGGAAGACTGCCGTGAAGACAGCGGCATGCCTTCCGTCGCCGTCGATATGACAGGCGTACCGACTACCTCATTGGGCACACCCCGCCCGACGGAAGCCGTACGCATTTTCAACAAGCTGTTCGACCTGGTCGCCAGCGAAAAGATGTTGGGCGCCATTCCAGCCTGCCGCTGGCAACCAACCACCACGACCCTTCAATAAGCGAAACCGTCCCGGTTATCCGGGATGGTCTGCCAGGCGTGGTTGCCTGGTACTGATGAGCAGCCGAGGAAACGATGGAACAAGCCGATTGGGATGCATTGAAGGAGCAGATGGAAAGCCCGTGGGGCCACATGAAGCTCAAATGTGATGGGTTTGAGATCAGCCTATCGCAGGAGACTGACCGCACTAAAAAGAGCTGGTCCACGGTGGTCTACGTGGATGGCTATTTGAAGGGCGTCTGGTTGGATTGTGACCACAAAACCGGCGCACCGAAGCACGAAGAAACTCGCCGTTTTTACCGCAAGGTCACTCGGGCTCTTCATACCAAAAGGGATATCGAGAACTATCGAAAAATCTACGGTAAGCGCAAAACCACCGAGATGGAGGCAACCAAGTTTTACACCTACGACTGGTGCTGGAAAAGCTTCAACTCCCTGAAAAAACACCTGCTGGCCAACAATACCAACATCACCCGAATCCTTGAGAACTGACGATATGGACCACACCAAAGCCTTGGACAAAATCAAAAAACTGCTGCGCCTGGCAGCCAGTGACAACCCCCACGAAGCTGCCACTGCAATGCGCCAGGCCCGCGCCTTGATGGAAAAGTACCGATTGGAAGAGTCGGACATTCAGCTCTCTGAGGTGTACGAGTGTGCCGCCCGTAGTGGTTCGAAGATGACCCCGCCGCAATGGGAAGCCAACCTGGTGGGCGCAGTTACACAGGCCTACGCCTGCAAAGTGCTGTTCATGGCGGGCATCGGCGAATGGCGCTTTATCGGCGAACTGGCCGAGCTGGCCAGCTACACCATGGCCTTGTTACTGCGCCAGGTCCGCCAGTCCCGCCGTGACTTCATCAGCACTCAGTTGAAACGCTGCAAGCCTGCGACCAAGACCAAGCGCGCTGACGTGTTCTGTGGTGCTTGGGTGTCGGCGGTGCGCCAGCAAGTCATGGCGTTTGCTGGCAACGATGAACCATCACCGGCAACAGCGGCGTACATGCTCAAGCACCATTCCGAGACGGAAAAGCTTGATTGCCGCGACCGCAACGCCAGCAAGGGCAACGGTGTACGTGCCATGACTGACGCTATGCACGGCGTTCTCGCGGCGGGCGATGTCCGTCTGAACCACGGCGTCAGCGGCCAGGAACAACTTGCCCTGCACTAAGCGAAACCGCCCCGGCGTGCTGGGACGGTCTGCCGGACGTGGTTGTCCGGTACTGATGAGCAGCCACCCATGACAGACGAAACACCCAAACAGCGCCAAACCCGCCTGGCACGCGAACGTAAACGTGCCCAGCGTAAGCGCGACAGTGAAAAGCGCCTGGCTATGGGGGCCAGCAAGCTCAAGATGGAAATCTACAGCGGCACCCAAAACGAGCTGGAACAGATCCGCACTGCCGGTAGATTCGACGAAACAGAGCATGCGCTCACGATGGCCATTCATGGTGTCGCCGCATTGTCCCGAACCGACCCGGCAGCGTTCCAGGTACTGATCAAAGGAGGAAGACAGTGACTACACGTAACCTGCAATTGAGCAAGATCCACATCGCCAAGAAGGACCTTGGGCTGGATGATGAAACCTACCGCGCCTTGTTGGGCCGCGTGGCAGATGTGCGTTCGGCCAAAGATCTGACGCCACGCCAGATCGGCGCGGTACTGGCCGAGTTCGCTCGCCTGGGCTGGGAGCCTACAAAGGCTAAAAAGCAAGGGCGCAAAGCACCAGTGGCGGCTCCAGACCGTGTAAAACTGGTGGGGAAAATAGAGGCCTTTCTCTCCGAGGCAAAGCGTTCCTGGGCCTATGCCGACGGTATGGCCCTGCGCATGTTCAAGGTCGAACGCGTCGAATGGCTAGACCCTGGGCAGCTTCAGAAAATGGTTGCGGCACTGACCTACGATGCCCGCCGACATGGGAGACCTGAGCGATGAACGAAGAACTGTTCCCGGATGACATCGATCAACTTGACGCCAAGAAGGTATTGGCGAATATGCAAGACCCTACGGTTATATCCCGGTGGGAAGGTTCATTGCGGGAGATGGTAGAAATCGCCGAGGCCAAGCTCCTGGTGGAAATTAAGCCGGGAGTAGAAGCCGCTGAACTAGCCCGGCATGTTGTCTTTGCGATTTGTTCGGTGATGGGCGGTCGGGTGGTTTACTTACCACGGGGTGATGCACTCAAGCGGGCCTTGCGAGATGCCAAAATCTACCGGGATTGGAGAGAAAACAACACACCGATCCCTGACTTGGTCAGCAAGTACGACCTTGCCAACCAAACAATTTATGACATCATTCGCCGACAACGGGCACTACATCGCAAGAATGAGCCCGACTTATTTGGCTACAACGAAGATCAAGGAAGGAGTATCCACTGATGACACAGGTGCAATGGTTTTATGACGATGGCGGTTCTCGCGTAGGACCAATCACCGAAAGTGACATCAGAAAACTCTTAACTGTGAAAAAAATCGGGCATGGCACCCTCGTTTGGAAAACAGGGATGGAGTCTTGGGTTCCAATCGAAACGACAGAACTCAAAGCTGAACTGACGGTAGTTCCGCCTCCTTTGAGCAAAAATTCTGTGCCAAACGTTTGGGCTTGGTCTCTCGCATTTTCACCGCTTCTTGGGTTTGTTGATCTCGGCATCGATCAAAGTGTCGGTATCTTCATCGGTATCGTGATCGTTATTGCTCTGTGCGGCGCTGACTCTCGAAAGCTTCACCTAGCAGGGCACCAGCCCCCGAGTATTTGGTGGTGCTTTATTCCACCTGTATATCTCTACATAAGATCTAGTCGCTTAAAAGCAAACTATATTCCGATGATTGTTTGGATAGTTTGTAAGGCTTCACTTTTTATCCTGCCCCAATTTATCAGTATGTAACTTCAAGCCCCGCCATCGAGCGGGGCTTTTTCTTAAACCCCGCTGATACTCAACCAATCCTCCCCATACGCGAAGCTGGCACCGTTCCCCCAACGGCAGGTTCGCACTATGCATTCCGCACCTACATCGCCCAAAGTCTCCCGGCCCAAATGGCCGCGCCAGTTCGCCCAGCTCATCCTCGCCGCTGGTGATGATGCTGCGCGTGCGGTGTTGTGGGCCAAGGTCCCGGCCGACTGGCGGGAGTTGGTGCAACAGCATATTGCACAGGCTAACGGTCGCATCGAGCAGCATGTGCGCCAACAAGAGAAATTACGCCCCGCTGTAAGAACCATCACGCCGACCCTCGCCGAGTACCGGGCACCCGTCCATGTACCCGGCAAAGCCGTGGTCGCCGCTCAACACCTGGCCGCATTGCGCGCCGCCATCCACTCACCGCGAGTATCCCAATGACCACTACAGCACGGGCCTGCTCGCTGGCCTTCCTCAAGTCGGAGAGCTTGTACTCAAAGTCCTGGCCATAGCGATGTAGCGCCGACTTGCTGATCGAAAAACCCTGGCTCGACAGTTCATTGGCCAGGGCTTCGTAATCGCTGAAGTTGT